GGTATACAAAACATACCTGGCATTCAAGAATCATTTCACTAAACCAAACTACGATTACTTTCAATATTGCGGGAAGTCCAGGGCTTCCAAAGAATCGTTCAACAAAAGAAAAGATCGTTACTTTTTTGAACGCATGTCTCGTCAGAAATCTGATGATGAGATCCGTCAATATTTCTTGGCTAATTTTGTAGAATGTGATGATCCTTCAAAACTATGGATCGGTGAAATTATTGAGTCAGGTGAAAAAAATTACGCAAACTGGTTAAAAAGATCGCAAAGCCTCTTTTATCTCTTCAAAACAGAGGCGGAAGTGTTTCTTCATAAAGATACTTTTGATTCATTGTTTGAAATCAAAGGTTCATCTCATCCAGAAATTCTCAAAAAGTATTTACAAAACGCGGTATCTATAGAAACTCTCGTGATTATGGATATGATTCTTAATTTCTCAAAGAAATTTGATAAAAAACTATTGGATCCAGTGTGGGAATCCGTCAGTTTACGTGTCAAAAAATACAAGTCTTTCCTAAATATTGATAAGGAAAAGTATATTCAAACATTAAAGGAGATAGTGCTGTGATTGAAGATTGTCAATCTAAAATGCAAGAACTTGATCAAATTTTTACCATGATTAAAACTTTCTTGCTTTCTAATAATCCTAACCTTGAATTGAACGAATATTATATACCACTTGGAGATAAAACTTTTCTTCAACATCTTGTAGAAACTTTGACTAATCCAACAATAGATGAAAATCAAAGAGAAGAATACATAGGACACATAAAAAATTTCATAGAAAAAGCAAAAAATTTGTATTCTATGGTTGAATCATTAGATAGTTTAGAATCACGCCAGATCAAATCAAGTATTAAAGATGGTGCTAAAGTTTTGGGATTTGCTGGAAATGATTCTGAGTTATGTTCAGAGTTAGAGAATGCTATCAAACGTTTAGATAAAGAGGGAATTGCGCTGTGAGTGGATTTTTTCAATCCGAGATCGTAAGGGAAGCCATCAAAGAGATGGGAGAACTTCAACAACAAATTATTCAAGACACCTTCAGAGCCCCTATTATGAGTAAGGAGGAAAAGAAGGAACATGTGGAACTGATGAGAACTTTCCTTGAGAAACAGAAGAATCTTTACTTCCGTCTCTCTTTATCTGATGACCCAGAAGCACTTGAAATGAAAGAAAGAATCGAAGAAGCTGCTAAATTCCTGGGATTTGATGGAAAAAATGTTAACGAATTATTCTCAGAGATGGAAAACACTCTGACCCGTCTAGATAAAATTGCAGATATGTAAGATGTCTTACCACTACAAAATCACCTCCTCATATTGCTACCACAATGGTGAGATTGTAGATATGTATTTCATCAATGGAATTCCTTTTACCTTTGATGACATTCCATTAATTATGCAACAAGATCCTTATATTCAAGTAGAAGCTCAAAATAATTACGAATATACTTCTGAAGACATGTATCGTTGGTCTAATTATTTGATTGATGAAATGTGTCACCCACTTCTTTTTGAACTTCAAATTGAAAATCCCGAAGAACTTCCCAAAGACTAGGGCTTGACAACCCTTCTACCCTGCGGTAAGATAAAGTCGTCCCAAAGGCCAAATACACTCAATACGGAGAATACAAATGTCTTTTGCTGATCTTAAGAAACAGTCTCGTGCTGGTTCACTGACTGAAAAACTGATCAAACAAGTCGAAAAACTGAATAGTGGAGAAGGTGGTGCTGATGATCGTTTCTGGAAACCTGAAGTAGACAAAGCCGGAAATGGTTATGCAGTCATCCGATTCCTCCCTGCACCCGAAGGATGTGAACTTCCTTGGGCCCAAGTTTGGAGTCATGCATTCCAAGGCCCTGGTGGTTGGTACATCGAAAACTCTCTGACAACTCTGGGACAGAAAGATCCTGTGTCCGAACACAATCGTGTTCTGTGGAACTCTGGATCTGATCGTGATAAGGAGATTGCTCGGAAACAAAAACGCAAACTCTCCTACTACGCCAATATCTATGTGGTGAGTGATCCTGCACACCCTGAGAACGAGGGTCGTGTGTTCCTCTACAAGTTCGGTAAGAAGATCTACGATAAGATTACCGAGGCGATGCAACCGCAGTTTGCAGATGAAGAAGCTGTCAATCCTTTTGACTTCTGGACTGGTGCTAACTTCAAACTGAAGATCCGCAAGGTTGAAGGTTACTGGAACTACGATAAGTCTGAGTTTGAGAAGCCTTCTGCTCTTCTGGATGATGATGACAAACTGGAACGCATCTACAAGAATCTGAACGATCTGAATGAATTCAGTGCTGCATCAAACTTCAAGTCTTATGAAGAACTGAAGAAGCGTCTGGATTATGTCCTGGGTGCAAAAGCTCCCGCACGACAGGATCCTGAGACTGTGGAAGAGGATGAACAGTGGGAAGCAGAACGCCGTGGTGAATCTGCCCCGAAGCGTTCCACTCCTTCCTTTGAGATTGCTCGTCCTGCAGTTCAGGAAGAAGATGATGAAGATGCAGATGATGCTCTGAGTTACTTCCAGAAACTCGCTGAGTCCTGATAAACTAAAAGGAGGGGTTAACCCCTCCTTTTTTATACTCCAGAAAGTTTTGGATTATAACTATTTTTTAAAGTGTCTGATATGTAATCAGTAGATTCTCTATTATATTTCATAGAATTCTTCAAATCAGTGATTATAACAGATAAGTATTCTGGTCTTAGAATTAAAATCTGTCTCTTATTCTCATTTAGTTTTAATTCATATTCATAATTTGATACTGGTCTTGAACAATTTTTACCATCTATTTTAAGAATAGTATTAATTGTTGGGTCAAAATACTGTAAACCTTCTGTTATTTTTTCTTTCCACTCGGTCCCAGTCCATTTCCAAGTTTTATTATTTTGTGAATATGTTTCGTCAACGTCTACATTGACTAAATCTGAAGGAGGATCAATGTAGAAAAATGGGAAATTTACATAATTTTGACCACCATCAATAATTTGTACAGTGGCTATTCCAGAATTATTATTCATAGAGTATTTGAATATTGCTTGTCTTGAAATAGGTGCAGATTCTATAGTTACTGTAGGTGCTTGAGTATATCCAAATCCAGAATTAGTAATATAAAGAGCAGTTACTATTCCTGAAGTAATACTTGCAATACCTGTTGCAGTTACCTGTGGATAAGGTGCAGATATTGTAATTGTTGGCGCTTGCGTATATCCGAATCCAGGATTTGTTATTAAAATATTAGATACAGAACTATTCGATATTGTAGATATTCCTGTTGCAACTGCCGTCATTTCATACTGATGAATTCTATTGGGATTTGTTGGACTATTTCCTGCAACAAAAACTTTTTGTCTATTTGAATCTACATAAACATCACATGGTTGGGAGATCTTATCACCAACATAATAAGATAGTTTGTAGGTTCCTGTAGATACCTCCCAAGGAGTTGATAAATCAAATTCAAAAATAGCTTGAACATCGGATCCAATAGCAAATAGTTTTGTTCCATTTTCAAAGAAACTAAATCCTAATAAATTATTATCTCCCGTAATAGTGTTAACATCTAATTGTCCTGTTATAGATCCAGATCTTGTAGAAAGGTCCCAAGGAGTTGATAAATCATATTGTTTGATAATATCTGGAGTTGTCAAATCTAAAATATAAATTTTAGTTCCATCGGATTTTAATCTAACTCCACCTGGAGAATTTGTTCCCAGTTCGTGTATTTTTGATGCACTTAATAAGTTCCATGGTGTAGACAAATAATAAGTTACAATTTTATATGAACCTGACTGGCCGCCAGAAACAAACATGTAAATTCCGTCTGGACTTAACTCAACTCCGGTGGTATAAGTAAAATCAGCACTAACGTCCAATCCATTTACTTGTGTTAGAGTGGAAACATTCCAAGGTGTAGATAAATTAAATTCTCTAATTCTATCTCCACTGAAAAGACTCGCTGTATAAACTTTTGCTCCATCAGAACGAACATACATTCCTTCCAATCCATCTCCTGTTAGAATGGAAGAGTTTGACAAATAATAACCTTCCGAAAACACATCGGGCGGAAATTGAAATTGAACTGTTGGGGCAGTTAGACCATATCCTATTCCACCACTAAAAGATGTTATTCCAGATACTCTATTAAAAAATGAACCACTTCCCAATTCACATGTCGCTGAAGCTTGAACTGAAGTTGGAGGATCACTGAAAGTAACGATTGGATTATTATTATAGCCCTGACCACTAACTAATCCGACAAAAGAAGTTACTCTAAAGTCGGATGTTACACAACTTACGGAAGCATTGGAAGTTACTGGAGGAGAACTTAAAAAGACATCTGGTTTATTGTAATATCCTAAACCAGGTTCTGCAATAAAAACTGAAGCTATACTAAATCCAGCTCCAACCACAGGGAGTAAAACTGCCTGAGTTCCCGGAACTGTTATGGGTGGAAATGTTATTCCTGGGGGAGGACTCTCCAAACTTTGATATTCTGGAGCGTCATAAAATGCTTGATCGACTAATAATCCACCGGGTAAAACTTCTCTATTATAACTATCGTAAATCGCTATAGTTTCATAATGATGAACGTCATTAAATGCTTCTTCAGATCCATACTTATCAATCATGTATCTATAAAAAGAATCTAAATTTAAAGGCCATTCATCTTGCACATTTAAAATATTATTTGTTAATAAAACTACCCAATCAAGTTCTGGATCTCCATAAACTTTTTCTGCAATTTGATCGGGTCTTTCATCTTCAGTTATCGAGTAGTATTGAAATGCAGTTGCAACTTGAGCAAAATCTTCTCTAATTTTTGCACGTTTGAATAAGTTTTTTACAATGACTACTTCATCGTTAGAAACTTCATTCTTCGTTCTATTATTAAATTGTATATTGGGTAGTTCTCTAAAGTATGACATTTTAGTATCCTATTGATTCAGGATTAACTCGTTGTAAATCGGTTCTACTGGAGAAGATATTTGCATCTTGATAGTCAGTATCATAGATGGGCTCAAGTTCATTAAAGGTCATGCTCATAACGGTAGACACTGGTTGACCCGATTCATATGCGGCCCAAAATCCATCTGGAGTATAATCACATTGAAAACTTGATAGCGCACAGGTTTTAAATCTATTTACACCATCTATAAGTTGACCAGTTGCTCCATCTCTAGTATTTGTTTTATATTCCAACGTGAAAATATTTGGAGTTCCCAAGAAGAATGAAGCTTGTCCTGCTGCTCCACCTGTTGCTGTTATTTTTTTAGCGGCCATACTTTGTTTAAAGAATCTTATGATTCTTCTAATTCTAGAAGCTTCAGCTGGTTCTCTTGGACTTAGTTTATAAGTGAATGTAAATGTTCTGAGAGTTGGACCTTTAAATAACAATTCCATATTAGAATTAGGAATAATTCCTACTCCTCGTGCAAGAATAGATTCAGTTTCTACTCCATATCCGCCCATTTTTAAAAATCTTGACGCCAAAGAAGATCCGAGTATTGTACTTAGTTCAGCACTACCACCACCAGACCTGAATAAATCAGCAATTGATTTAATAAAAACTCCTTGTGAAGCGGATCCAGCTCCTGCAACAAGATTAGCAGCTCCACCGAGGGCAGCAGCTCCAGCATATCCTGGTATATCTCCCAATACAGCTGCTGTAGCTGCTGCGGAAAGATTATTCATTGAATCTGCATCCCAACCTACGTTGTTGGAATCTGCAACTTTATTGGGCATGGGAAGTATTACTAATCCAATTCTTTGTTGAACATTAAAATTGGATTGAGTTTGAAATCCAGTAGTTAATATGTTTCTAGTTTCTGTTAAACCTCCAAAAAGACTTGATCCTCTTGAAGATCTGTAACGATATCCAGTTATTTGCAAAGTGTCCTGTTGTTCAATGTTCATATCCATGGGATACATCATTGTACCAGAAAATAACTGCGAATCATTACCAGCACCACCAAAAGCAGCTCCATTTGAAGAAAATTGATCAGCAAGTTGAGGTAAATTTGTAAGACCTTGTACTACTGTTCGGAAAGTATCTAATGCATTACCAGATCCATTATTTGAAGAGGATGGATTTTGAGCTGGAGTACTTGAAGTTTGTCCTGGAGGTTGATTGAAGTTTGATGGTTGAAACCATGGTGCTAATACTGCACCAGATGCTGTGCCGCCAGCTTGTCGATATGCAGTAAACGCAAGTTGTTGAATTTGACTATGATATGCACTTTGTTGTTGTTGAGTTAATCCTATTTGAGTGGCACTGGCATTCCATCTACCATCTTGATATATTGGAAGAGTTCCTGATGGAGCATTAGCTTGAATCAATCGACCTGATCCATTGGAAGGATCATATTGAACAATATAATTTATTCCATTTTGGGTAAGGAATATATCATTAACTGTATTTGTTCTTACTGTTCTATATGTCACTTAAGGTTTACTCCAGGCTCTGTGATTGGGAAAAGGTTGTCCCCTCATATCAACAAATTTTTCAGTTGGTAATAATGCAACGGAGGGCCAATCTTTTTCGGGAACTCTTAAAAATCCTCCAGCAACTCCAGAAAAAAAGTAACGATGAATAGTATTACGAGGTATACCTACGGTATCTGACTTATTTATTAGGCCTTTTGCGATTCCTTCACGATATTGTCTGTTAAGATAATGTAAATTAATTCCAATAAAATAGTTCTTACTATAATTAACCTCAGTAATATATGCAAGAGGTTGTCTATCAAAGAAACCAAGATCTTGTGTGCTTGCACCATAAATGAAGAAATACATTCGTCCAACTTCAATACCACCAGTATCCTCAAGGTTGGTATCTGATTGATCAAGTTCTCCAAGATATTGTCTCAGTTGACCTGAGAACCAATCTCCGCTTCTATTCTTTTTTCCCGACTGTTTTAAAAGATCATACCCAAAACCTTTACCGTCAACATAAGGTTCATCTTTCCAGGTCATATTCCTAGATCCTCCTCAGTCATGATTCGGAATTCATAGTTATGATCTGCACAATATTCTCTTGCCGCTTCCCATTTTGCTTGATTTTTAACCCAAGTTTGTACTTTATATGCCCATGCCTTTGTTCTTCTTTTAGGATTTTGTTCTGGCATTTCTACTTCCTTTTTGGGCTTAATTTCGATAATTACTGTTCGTGTATTTCCATTCTTATCTTTATATTTCACAAAAAAATCTGGGAAGTATCTATGAACTTTATTGTCCAAAGGGTTTTTATATGGAATCCAAAATTCTTCAGATTGCCACTGGTTCACATTTTCGTTTAAATCACAATATCTCATGAATTTTCTTTCCCACAAAGAACGATAGACAATGTTTGTGGGGTCGCCTTTATATTTTCTGGGGTTTTCCGGTCTGTATTTTCCCTTATAACTCATATACATACTATAGATCCTTAAAAAATATTTATAGATGCCTGAGAGATTTAGGCCGGATTATCCTTCAAACAGATTTAGAGTAGACCCAATCTACACTAGAATGACTCTTCCAAGAGGAACCAATGATGGAAGAGGATCATTACCTAGTGTTCAAGATTTATTTGGTGAATTATCAGTAACCAGTCAATTTAAAATAACTCTTTTTTTAGGAGACACGGTATCTTCAGCAAACTCTGATACTAATATCAATTCATGGTTGGTTAGTTGTGGTGTCTTAGGATCAAATCTCTTCAATGGAAATAATGCAAACTTAAATTCATTACGTTATGAGTTCATGTGTAATGAAACTTCTTTGCCAGGAACGACTTTAGGAGTAACAGAAGAGTTTGGATCTAAACAAGGTATAACAGAAAAATTTCCAAATAAAAGAGATTTTCCAGATATATCAATGACATTTTATGTTGATGCAGAATATGGCATCGTTCGTTTATTTGAAGAATGGATAAATTTTATTAATCCTATACACAATAGAACGGGAAGAATACGAAGTGGAAACCCGGCTGGAACTTTAAGTAGTATTAATGATGCTTGGGAAGTCTTAAGATTTAGATATCCAAACATGTATAAAAAACCCATTGCTATAACAAAATTTGAAAGGGATGTTTATGTTAATTCTGTGGGGGAAGTAGAAAGAACGCCATCCATGTTAACTTATTATTTTATCAATGCATTTCCAACACAATTAACTGCTCTTCCTGTTACCTATGAAGGAAGTACCATTACAAAAACAACCGTTAATTTTACATATGAAAGATATGTAATTCTGAATCATCAAGGAACTGGTTCTATCTCGGACGACTCTTTTGCAGAACAATTCAATAATAATTCTCAAATTCCATTGTTATCCACTCCTAGTATAAGTTTTGGATCTTCAGCACAAACGCAATTCCCACCGTACTTTAACGGAACAAATCCATCTCTAAGAATACAATAAATAAATTTAACTGATTACATAATTATCAATGCCATTACCTAAAATTGCTACGCCAACTTACGAACTTGAGTTGCCATCTTCAGGAAAGAATATAAAGTACAGACCATTTCTTGTAAAAGAAGAGAAAGTTTTAATTTTAGCACTAGAAAGTCAAGATGTAAAACAAATTACTCTTGCAATCAAGTCCGTACTTAAAGATTGTATTTTAACCAAAGGAATTAAAGTAGAGGATCTTCCCTCCTTTGACATCGAATACATCTTCTTAAATATCAGAGCAAAATCAGTATCAGAATCTATTGAACTGATTGTAACTTGTTCTGATGATGGTGAAACTGAAGTTCCTGTAAAAATATTTGTAGATGAAATTCAGGTTCAAAAAGATCCAGATCATACGTCTGAAATTAAAGTTGATGATGAAATTGTGATTAAGATGAAGTATCCATCTTTAGATCAATTCATTAAAAACAATTTTGATTTTTCTTCCAACGAATCTGTTTCTACTATTGATAAATCTTTTGATATTATTTCTTCTTGCATTGAATCTATTTTTACTGCAGAAGACTCTTGGGCTGCTGCAGATTGTACTAAGAAAGAACTCATTGAGTTTATTGAAAGTATGAATACGGAACAATTCAAGAAAATTGAAAAGTTCTTTGAAACTATGCCTAAACTTTCACATACTTTTGAAGTTACAAATCCAAAAACAAAAGTCAAAAATAGCGTAACGCTGGAGGGTCTGACAAGTTTTTTCGGCTAAGTATGGCTCACATGGAGTTGGAGTCATATTATCGAATTAACTTTGCTCTCATGCAGTTCCATAAATACTCTTTGACTGAGATTGAAAACATGATTCCCTGGGAGAGAGATATTTATCTTGCCCTATTGAAACAACATATTGAAGAAGAAAACGAAAAAGCTAGGGCAGCAAATCGTGGCAATTAAACCAGCAATCAATCCAGGAGTAGCAGTTGCCGAGAGACCGGCAACACTCTCTGGTGCGATGAATTTTATTTCTGGTGGCCAAACACTAGGTACATCTATTGTTGCGTCTGCTGCAAATAAAATTGTAGGATTTCAAAGAGGAGCTGCAGCTGTTGCTCCTAAAGCACCAGATCTTGGATCAATTATCAATACTTTGTCTACTAATATCTTATCAAATGTAGAAAATAAACTGCAAAGTGTAAATCAAAATATACAACAAGTAATCCAAAATAAATTCATATCTCAACTGGGAGAATATAGAAATAAAATTCAAGAGTTATCTTCAAATCCTCCAAATAAAATTCTCCAAAATTTCTTCTCTTTATACAAAGAAGCGATAGGATATATTCAATTTTTAGGTAATCGAAAAAATATTAAACGTCTTGGGGATAATTTACAAGCTTTACAAAACGTTTTTTCGGAAACTTTTAAAATTGCTGCATTAGTCAGAACAACTATTATAAAAATAGTAAATCAATTATCTAATTTACCTACTGCCTCTAGTGGTCCTGGTGGACTTAATATGGATATTAATGTTCCAGGAGGCCCATTGAGAAGAGGTTTGCCTGGAGGTAAGGTTGGAAATATGTTAAAAATGGCAGGTATGGGAGCTGCTGTTGCTGGCGCTGGTGCTTTAGGTAGTAAAGTAGTAAGTGGAATGATGGATGTTGGGGGAGATGTTCAACCAGATACCACGGGAGTTTCTTCCTCCATACCTACTCCACTTTTGGATAGATTTATGGAGGTTTTGAATCGTTTTGATAATGCATTGAAAAACTTCCAAGCACCACAAAAAGCCCCATCTGCACCATCTGCTCCTACTGGTGGTGCAAAGCAACCAGAAGACAAAAAAAATCCTGGTGGCCCTGGTGGTGGAGTTAATGCTGGTGATATAAAAGCAGACACTGCAGAAGAAAAGGCATTTATAGCCACAGTAAGAGAAGCTGAAGGTACTGCAGGCCCTCAGGGATATAATACCTTTTTTGGTGGTTCTCAGTATGGTGGAGATTTATCTGGAAAAACGGTAACCGAAGTAAAACAACTACAAGAAAAATTTAAGGCAGAAGGAAAAGGTAGATTCTATGATAGAGGCGCGGGGAAATGGAGAGACTCTGCAGCAGTTGGTGCTGGTCAATTCTTATATCCTGAACAAATAGTTCGTGAAATGGGAATGGACCCCGATAAAGTTAAATTTACTCCAGAATTACAAAATCAAATGATTTTGTATCTTGCCAAGAAAAAGAGAGGTGTTGATGTAAGTAAAGAATTAACTGCTACTGATTTCAAAATACTGCAGAAAGAATGGTCAGGTTTGGGATCATACTATGGACAAGGTGGAGATTTGGGTAGAACAGGAAAAATTTACGCAGAAAATCTTAAAGAAGCTAGAAGTCAAGTAAAAGCAACTGGTGGTCCTGGAGAAGACGCTGCAAAAATAGAAGCACAAATAAGAGCCTCAACAGATAAATCACAAACAATGAAAGGTATTGCAGGAGAAGTTGCTCAACCAGCAATACCTTCAGACCAACAATCAAATGTAAGTATTGTTCCACTAGTGATGGGAAGTCCACAAACAAATTCAACTCGATCGGGAACTCAAATGGCTGCATCTGCTATGATGAGTGGTGGAGTCACGGCTCCATTTTTAAGTTCTTCTAATGAAGATAACTTCTTTACGATATTATCTAAAGTTGTGTATAACATTGTAGACGGATAATGGCTATTAGTTCTCCTCTTCTTGGCGCATTTAACAACATAGTAAACATAAACAGATCTAAGTCGGCTATGAATTCGACTAGATCATCGTTTAATAATTTCCTTAATTTTATGGAAATTGAAACGAAAAGATTAGAGGCTATAAAGTTACCAGAAGAAAGAAAGATAAAAAATCTTCAAACTTTAAACATTGCTTCTACATTTGGAAGACCTGGAAGTTTATTGAGTTCTTTGTTTAGTGGTGCTCTAGATGTTGGTGGATTCCTTGGAAGTATGTTTGGTGGTGGAAAAGGAAAATCACCGAAGGCAGGAAAACCTATACCAAAAGCTAAGGGTATTAGATTGGGTGGATTTAAAGCAATAGGTATTGCAAACGCTGTCTTTGCTGGATTGGACTTTGCAACAGGACTCGCTGAAGGAGAGTCTGTAGGTAAAGCTGCTTCTGGTGCTGGTGGTGCTCTTGCTGGATCTCTGTTAGGTGGTGCAATAGGTCAAGCATTAATTCCTGTTCCTGGATTAGGATTTGTCATTGGAAGTATGGCCGGTAACTTTTTAGGAGGTTATTTAGCCGATAGAGGATATGAAGCTGCAACTGGGGAAGGTCAGTCGGTTAAAGAAAAAACTAGAGAACGATTAAGAGCTCAAGAGAAAAAACAAAGAGAAGAAGCTGCCGCTGGCGGGGTTACATTTGCAGATGTTACAAGTAGATTTGATCAAGTTGTAAGTAACTTTGAAAAATTTGCTTACTCTGGATTTGCGAACATAATGAATGCCGCGGCCGCTGCTACAGGTCAGGAAGAAAATCTTGAATGGGGTGCAGAATATCCTGATGATCAACAAGGAACTGGAGATGTAACTGGACAATATGAAGATGTAATGGCGGAGGGAGGAAAACTTCCAAGTTCTGCAATTAAAACCAGTGGATTTGGAAAGCGTTGGGGTAGAGACCATAATGGAAATGATTATGCTGGTCCGGGAGTAGATTATCAACCAGTAAGTATAATTCAGCCAGGAAAAGTTGCGGTTGCTGGACCATTAGGAAGTGCAGGAAATGCGGTAGTAATTGATCACCCTGATGGTACAACTACAAAATATTTCCACTTAATGGATAATTCAATTAGAGTTAAAGTGGGTCAACAAATAAAACCAGGGCAAGTTATCGGTAATGTTGGAAGTACGGGAAGATCTACAGGACCACATCTACACTTTGAAGTTTGGAGAAATGGTAGACCTCAAGATCCAACCGCAGATGCAGATAGATATTTTAGATTTGGTGGTAATGTAAAGGTTAAACCAAAACAAGGAGGATCTTCAAATGCTCCAACAGCAGTATTGATGGCAGGAACCAATGATGCAGATGCAAATACTGCGGCCGCGAATGTTAAAAAATCAATCGAAGAACTTAAGGCAAAAGGATACCGAGTAGTTGTAGTCCCACCTTCTCAACAATCTGGAAGTAAGTACAAAGGAATCGGAGAGGCTATAGAAAAAGCTGCAGTATCTTCTGGTGCTGAGGTAAGAAATAAAACATATAAAGGTGCTGGAGATGCTTATCCATTTGCTCATTTAGATTCAAAATCAGTTAAAGATTTAAAAACTGAATTCCCAAATGCAAAATTTATCGGTGATAGTAACGCAGAACCCTTTGCGGGTTCTATGAATTATAGAGGGAAACCTTCTGCAACAATTCTTGATGCAGTGAGAACTCTTCCTAGTGTTAAAGGACAAGGTGGTCCAGAAGAAGATGCATCAATTCTAGAAGCTATAGTTCGTTCTGGTACAACAATTCCTATCATTCCACAACAAGTTTCACAATATCCTTCATATGATATGGGAACAAACAAGATGGTTCTAATTCCCATAATTCAGGGTCAAGGAACTCAGCAAAGACCTATGATGATTTCTGGGGGTGGAGGTGGTGGCCAACAAATGATGATTCCTGCAGGACCCTCTAAAGGTGCAATGTTAAATAATGTAGTTAAAACTCTTTTACTAACTAATTTATCCGGTAGTTAATATGTCAACTCCTTCGATTACATATCTAAAATATAGATCCGTTGAAATAAGATCTTTAGATGGATCTAGAAGGATTGACTTGACTAATTCAATAGTATTTGCAGATTACTTTGAAGATATTTTATCTCCATGTGTCACCATGACTTTGCAAATAGTTTCTCAGTATTCTATTTTTAATGGTCTGCCTATTCGTGGGGGAGAAGTAGTAACGTTTGATGCAGAAACATATAGTGGTGATTTTATCTTAAACAATGAATTTTCTTTATACGTATACAAAGTAAGTGGAATAATTGCAGATGCGAATAAAGAAACTTTTACATTACATCTGGTTTCCAGAGAAGGATTGACAAACGAAACATCAAGAGTTCAGAAAAAATATCCATCAAGACCGATCAATGAACATGTTACTGCAATTCTTAGAGATGTTTTGAGGACAAGTAAATACAGAGAACAAAATATAGAAAGAACATCAAATTCTTTCTCATTTATAGGCACCCTTAAAAAACCATTTACTGTATTGACTTGGTTGGGCCCAAAAGGAGTTCCCTCTACTGGAAGTTCTGGAAGAAATGGAAATAGAGGTAGAGGCGTTAGTGGATTTTTATTCTATGAAACTAAAGACGGATTTAATTTTAGAAGTATTGATAGTCTAGTTGCATCAACAAGAAGTCAAGTGGGAAGCACTCAAAGAGAAAATATACCAAGATACACTTACAGTCAGGCCACTACAGAAAGTTCCGGTAGTGATTTTAATATTTTAAATTATTCTTTTGAGAAGAATATAGATTTGATGAAATCTTTAAGGGTTGGAATGTATTCCAATGTAACATATTTTTATGACATTTATAGAAATAGAATTGATGGCATTACATATAAACTTAATGAAGAAATACAATCAAAATTGGGTGGAGAAGGCAGATTAAATTACCCACAAGAATTTGGTAACAGACCCTCAAGAATTTTAGTCAGAACCAGTGATGCTGGAGTTGTTGATAGTAGTGGAACTACAACAGAATCTGGAAGAGATCCAGTGGACATGGCAAAATCGTTCGCAAGATATAATTTACTGTTCACGCAGTCACTAAATATGGTAGTACCATTAAATGTCAATCTAAGAGCTGGTAGTATCATATATGCACAATTTCAAAAAGTTGATGCATCAAAATCAGGTGAAGTAGATGAAGAACAAAGTGGAAATTATCTCATAAAAGAGTTAAGACACCATTTTGAAGGTGGACAAATGGTTACTTCTCTAAAATTAGTTAGAGATTCTTACGGATTATACGGTGCTAACCAATGAAAAACATCGACGAACACATTGCAAAGGATAGGGAAATCCTAGATAACCCAGTTACTTCTCCACAAGCGAGAAGACATACTCAAGAAGAATTAGAAGCTTTAGAAGCTTATAAAGTCAATCATCCAGAAGATGATCGTGATCCAACACCATTGGAACTTTATTGTGATACACATCCTGATGCAGCTGAATGTAAAATTTACGAAGACTGATGATTGAAGAATCCTTATTAAAATCTAATTTTGCTGGAAAAGATGGATTTATCTGGTGGATCGGACAAGTTGCTGACCCATCAGTTTGGCGTAATGAAAAAACACGTTTAACAAATTCCAGTGGAGAAGCTAACCAGAGTGGGTGGGCTTATAGATGTAAAGTAAGAATTGTCGGATATCATAGTTTTAGTAGAAATGAATTACCAGATGCAGATCTTCCATGGGCTCATGTATTAACAAGTGCTGCTGATGGAGCTCCAGGACAAGGTGGATTTGGAAAAACACCCATGCTTGTCGGTGGAGAATCTGTTGTTGGATTTTTCTTGGATGGAGATGAAGCCCAACAACCAGTTGTGATGGGATGTTTTCATAGAACTCCCGCAACAGTAAATATAGACAATCCAAATCCCTTTGATCCTTTTACTGGATTTAAAGGTCCTTTTAGAAGTGGAGCACAAGCCACTAGACAAAAACAACAACCACCTGCACCATTGAACACACCACCTACATCATTTGGTAGTGGTCCGCAGGTCACTATGTTTAGTAATCCTAGTTTTGGAACTGCGGAACCAGGAAGTTTAGATTTGAGTGCAGGTTTTGTCCCCCTCAGCACAAATCAAAGTTCAAACGCTGGAGCAAATTATGGTTTAAGTGGTATAGGAACTGCAAATCCAGATACTTTATTCTATAAAGATAAAGGAGAATTAACTTTTCTTAATGCGTTTGATAAACAACCGCCTGCAAAAGGAGATAATGGATGTTCAAATAATATTATTGATCAAATCACAGCAACTCTTCAAAATTTCATTAAATTCGTTAATAGTTTGGAAGCAACTGCTTATGGTTTTATAGATCCATTAAGAAATAAAGTTGTTGATATGAGGAAAGCGGTTAGAAAAGTAGCTAGACTAATTGCTTCCGTAGTCAAATTTATTATTAATGGAGTTAGGGATAATCTTTTTAATCTGGTTGGATGTTTATTTAAAATATTAGGAATTACATTACCATCCTCAATCAAACTACCAGTATCAGAAGCTACAAAAAATATATTGAACATTATTTTTTGTTTATTTGAAAAATTATTTGGTCCTCTTCTAGACTTTATAATGGGATTATTGAACGGATTGATTGGAAGATCTCCAAATATTCCTCGATGTGCTGCAGAAGAAACCATCGCAACATTGATCGCCAAACTTGCAGATATGATTGACGGTGCTTTAGGCACAGTTGTTTCTGGTTTAGATTGGTTAGCAGATGGACTGGGATCAATCGCTGGAGCTATAAGACAGGGATTGAACTTCATATCACAAATACTTAGTTTCTTAAGTTGTGATGCATTAGCATGTCAAAATGTTACGTCATGGGATCCTTTTGCTGGTATTACCTTACCAAATTCGGACGAATGGAGAAGAACTTTAGACAACATTGATATTCTTGGTGGTCTTGACGATGAAATTGACGTTGCCTTGGGATTTTTATCTATGTTTGGATCATCCGATACTCCATTTAGAGATTGTAGGCAAACAATTGTAAATCCACAAACTCAAACCGATGCCCCAAGAACACCAATAGGAGTTACATATCCCAGATGTATACCTCCAGAAATTATTATTAATGGTGACGGTATAGGTGCTGCAGGTCAAGCAGTAGTTTCCACATTAGATGGATCAATATTAACCATTCAAATTACTAATCGTGGACGTGGATATACAACTGCACCAAGCATTACAATCCAAGATAATACTAGATATGGTACAGGTGCAGTAGCAAGGTCCACCATAAATTCAAGTGGAGAATTAGAGTCAATTTATCTGGTCCAAAGGGGAAGTGGGTATTGTCAAACTAATTTAAACAATTTGGTTGGTGTGGGGTCTACTGCTGGAATAGGTATAGGAACCACAGTTCCAGATCCTAATAGAAGAGTTCCCGGAATATCTACAACAGCTGTAGGCATAGTAACTGCTATTGCTATAGATTCTCCTGGAACAGGATATACATCTGGAGACACAATTTCTGTTGGGGGATGTATATACATTCCAATAGTATCTTCTAATGGATCTATTGTTGCAATAGAAGGTATTAACTGCACTGAAGAATTTACAGAGTATCCAGATGTGGTGATAAATACTACTCAGGGAGAGGGAGCTATTCTTTATCCCGTTATAAGTTATGTTCCACAATTTGTCATTGATAGCCCAAATATTAGTGCAAGAGTTGGAATTGGAACAACAATCGTAAGTGTGGTACAGTGCGTATGACCGATCAACCTAAAGAGTTTTATGATAAAAAACCGGGATATGTTGTAAAATCTGGAACCACCGATGCTGCAGGTAAACCAATAGATTATGCAGTATATACAGATTATGGCCAAGGATTTGAGTACACACAGGAAGGAAACAAATTTGACCATTGTTGGAAAACATCCTATGAATTATGTGGAGAGGATGTTCAAGAAAATGAACCAGCAAAGATTATTAGAGCGGATAATGGAAACATTCTCATCGAAGCTCTAAATGGAGAGGTCGTAATAAGAGCAAAAAATATAAGATTGGTAGCTCAAGATGGTTCAGGAGAAGTTACAATAACATCAGCAAAACATTTTGCAGTAAATGCTCCTGTTCAAAATTATAAAGGATCAATGTCAAATACTGTAATGAGTAATAGTGCTTCTACTGGTGCTTTGGCTGTAGATAGTCGTGGGGAAATACAAAATAGTGCTACATCTGGATCTGAAGATTGTGAGGGTTCTTTATTAACGCAATTATTAAAAATTTCTCAAAAATTCAAAGATTGGATATCTAAGTGTACTGGAGGTTAAATTATGCCACAGGAACCAGTAAAATATATTGGTGACAAACTTGTTGTTGGACCAGTAGATTTTTCATTTGTACCCGCACTTCCTGCGGTTCCTGGAACTACCGTATTAAACGGACCTGTTTGGATAGGATCGGGACTGCCTGCTATTCCAACTGCCAATTGTATGATAGGCCCTGGATTAAATCCAGTGACTTTACAAGTTACTGGAATAGCAAATTTTTTAGCAGTTACAAACCAAATTGGAGTTAACAACAGAAGTGGACTCGCTAATATTTTTGGATCTACTTCTAAATTTGGAACAAGTTTAAAAGCAGCATTTTCTGCAACAACTGGATTTAGTGCAAAAGCTGCTGCACAGACTACCGCAGGTCCAAATTATGCCAATGCATTTGCACAAACTCCTTTAGCTAAAGCTGCAATTATTGAAGGATTTGCAGGAACTACCACTGGAATTAATCCCACTCAACAAACAGCATTAAATACAAAAAAACCATTTGATATTAAACATCCAACAAAAGAAGGTTGGAGACTCAGACATGTTTGCGTTGAGGGTCCAACCGCTGATGTTTATGTTAGAGGTATAATAGAAGGTTCTGATGTTATTGAACTACCTGATTATTGGATTGGTTTAGTTGACTCGGATACAATTACTATAAGTTTGACTCCTATCGGAGAATATCAAGAACTTTCTGCAGAATTGTTGGACTGCAATACAAAGATACAAGTTTATAATAATTTAGGAAAACTGGGAAAGTATAGTTATCTTGTCTTTGGAGAAAGAAAAGACGTTGATAAAAACATTGCGGAATATGAAGGATCATCCGTTGATGACTATCCTGGAGATAATGCTCAATATGGATTGTTTACTTTATAATTGTTATGCCACAGGAACCAGTAAAATACATCGGAGATAAACTTGTTGTTGGACAAGTAGATTTTTCGTTTATCCCTGGATGTGTTCCACCAATACCAGGAACTTCCGTTTTAAATGGCCCTGTTTGGATCGGCGCAGGGTTGCCTGCTATCCCTACTGCAAATTGTATGATAGGGCCAGGTTTACTACCAATTGCATTGCAAGTTACTGGAGTAACTAATTTTTTATCAGTTAATAATCAGGTTGGAAATTATAACAGATACGGACTTGCTAATGTTTTTGGAGCTACATCCAAATTTGGTGTTGATACTAAATTGGCTTTTTCAGCAACAACAGGATTTAGTGCAAAAGCTGCGGTTCAAAAAACAGATGGACCCTACTATGCTCAAGCATTCAAACAAACTCCACTGTTCAAAGCTTCAGTGTGGACAGGAAATATGGCAACAACAACTGGAATGAATCCGACTTTCATCTCTGCCCTTGCTCCACTAAAACCAGTTGGACATCCAAACTTTGATATTGAACATCCGATAAAAAAAGGATGGAGACTTCGTTATGTTTGTACAGAAGGGCCTGCTGCAGATGTTTACATCAAAGGTACTCTAAAAAAACATAACATTATAGAATTACCAGATTATTGGCAAGGTTTAGTTCATGCCGAAACAATACATGCAATACTAACTCCTATTGGTAAACATCAAAAACTTTTTTATAATGTTTCCGAATGTGGTACAAAGATCATTGTTTCAAGTAATTCTGACGAGGATATTCATTGTTACTATAAAGTGTTTGCAGAAAGAAAGGACACGCCAAAGAATATTGTAGAATATGAAGGCTTGACATATAAAGATTATCCAGGTGATAATAATGAATATAGATTCTGGTTTAGCCCAAGAGTTTTCCCATAAATAAAACTAAACCGTAGTTTTGACTGAAAATTAACTAATCATGCCTGGTATATCTACCCTTTTTATTGCAGATTGTAGAGAAGAACTTGAATTTAGATTAAAGGAAAAGGAACAGTTGTTAGATCAACTTGCATTGTATGATGTAAGAATTGATCGTTATGATGCAATCATTGAAAACATGGATAGATCCCTTCTACCTTTAATAAATGAGATTAACGTAGCTATATCTTCGGTAAAAGCTGCATATGACGCGAGAATTGCCGCAGGATGTAAAAGTGATCTTGCCTGGATTGAAACAGCAAGAGTAACTTATAGACTACCTCTTGGTAGATATTCTGGTAGTACTACGATTACACAAGTTACCTATACTGCTCTAAAAAACCCAGCAGTAAATACAGTATATAATAGATATGGAATAAAATATTATAGAAGACCAAAAAACCAAGACTACGGATCAAATATTATTGCAGAATTTTTTGGTTCTATTGGTGCTGGTAGTACAAGACTTGCAATTAGACAAACAGGTCTTGCTGGAACTGCAGGAATTTTACTCGGAGATACTATTACAGATGATCTAGAAAATCCAGTAACATTTGGAATAGATGATTTGCCATCAATCGTAGGTTTTGGCGTAAGTACAATACTCATTGATAATGTGGGTTTTGGTGGAACTGTAGCGATAGGAAAAACAATTATCGCACAAGTTGGAGTAGGAACTACTGGAAATATTAGTGTTGGTAATGGTATAGGATATACAGGAGTTCTTCCATATGGAACGACTGTTGTTGGAATAGGAACAACAACAATTCAACAAGAATTATTCGATTTTGAAGCAGGAACTTTTATTAGTACAACTACTACGGCTCCATCCTTAATTGTAAGTCAACCCGCAGTGGCTACAACAAGTGTTGTCTTTACAGTCGGCATCACATCGGATTTCCCGGCTTATTTTATGAGTACAACTGCTGATGTTGCAACAGATTACACAAATTTTACAGTCATTAGAACAACTCAATCTGTACTGGATGAGTTTGATCCTTCAAATAATCCTGTAGATCCTGTTACTGTGGGAATTATGAGTAGTAATACCATTGGATTAGGTCATACTGCTATTTTAGTTAATAATGGAAGCCCTGTTGGACCTTTCCAATGGAGAGAAGTTCTTGGTGAATATGATCCAGAACCTAATTGCGGAAATAGTTCAGTAAATTGGTATTATGGAAATACTCAATGGCCAACAAAACAAACTATAGGATATACCACAACAAGTCCTTGGTCACAAATATCAGTAGTTGAAGTACCAGTGTCCGAAGGAACATCAGTCACAGTATCGATAGGATCAACGATTCCTTCTAATTACAATATTTCATATACATCCACCAGTCCAACAAATCCATCTTTGTCTGGATGTTCTGCATTAGATGCAGCTATTACCGCAGCAGAATCTAGTAGGGATGCGATTATTGCTAGGAATCAACCTATTATTACTTCCACTCTTGCTGCTGCAGCAAGTCTTAGAACATTAAGAGACAAGTTGGAAGGTATCGCATTTACTTTCTTGCAAGGAAGAGCGGCTTCTGATGCAGAAATAGTTAGACTTAGAAACCAAATTGCATCCTTGGAAAGCCTAGATTTAACTCAATATGAACCCACGAGTTACCGAGAAGGTACTAGATTTTCTGGATCTACAGTTGGGATTCCAACCACTTGAAGAAGTGTCACAGACTTGTTGACACTCCCATCATATCTTGGTATGATAAGGTCGTTCTCTCAACCACCTTTACATGCAAGTTGATCGTGAAACCCTGCAAGAACTTCGTGAATTTCAAGAAGATTGTGCAGCCCACTTTGTTGATGAATATTTCCCAATGAGTGGTGAACTCTATTGGACTATGGTAGAATGTCTTGCAACTGCAAAACTCGCAGAACTGCGTGGTGAGGTGGTCGCAGATGAAGTATAAGGTTCAATACCTTAAACCCAAGAAAAAGGGACTTGCCAAACACGAAGCGGTATTCTACAATATAGAAGACGCAATGAGGTGGGAGTCTTACGTTAAGACCGAACTCAATGTACAAAACCTAGAGATCGTACCAATCTAGTATGAATCCTTACAAAATCAGCTACAAAAACCTTTACGAAACTGTAGTAAAAACAACTCCAGAAAATGTCCGTGAAGCTAATGAAGGATTATTCCATGCAAAGATGACTCTACCCGCTGCTGCAAAACACTGTGGAATGACTCAAAAAGAAATGAAGTTGACATTCTTTGAGTACTTAAAGTATAATCCTAAAACCTACAAAACCCAGTAGGTTCTTATGGGACTGTCGCCTATGGGTTAAGGCCCACTGCTTATAACGGTGTGAACTGAGTTCAAGTCTCAGCAGTCCTACCTAAAAACATGGGGCGGTGGTGGAATCGGTAGACACACCAGACTTAAAATCTGTTGGGGGCAACCCCGTGGGAGTTCAAGTCTCCCTCGCCCTACCTTATAAATAAATCAAAATATTTCTGACTATGACTATCAAATCAAAATTTATTTCTTATTTTGAAGGTTACTTTAACAATCAAGCACAGGCATTTCATATGCCAAGAGAATTTGCTTTGATTGAAGTCATTCATACTAAGTTATCTGCGGATACTTTTAAAGTTACTCAAAAATATATCATTGATCAAGAACCATATAGACAAGCAATTATTGAAGTAACCCAAAAAGATGGAAAAATCATTTTAAAATCATACAAAGATGAAGAAAAAACCATATACTTAGATGGTTGTGATGTAATCTTTGAATATGATGAAGAAAAAGATCAATTCCATGGAAAAAATTGCTGTGATGAATGCTTTGTAGAAAAATTTGGAAAAAATACCTATCTTTCAACTGAAGCCTTTCTCACAGAAGGTTCTTATCATGTAGTAGATAAGGGATTTGATCCAGAAACAGATGAACAAGTTTGGGGATCATATCACGGCCTATTTCAATTTGATCGGAAATAATCCGATTTTTTGCCTTTGTAGCTCAGCTGGATAGAGCAACGGTTTTGTAAACCGTAGGTCGCCGGTTCAAGTCCGGCCGGGGGCTTTAGAATTAAACTTCTAGATATGATCATAAATCTCTGGCATAATCAAGAAATGGATCAATGGAGATGGACTCTCACGGATCCACAAACAATGGATCAACATGCAGGCAATCAAAAAAGTCTGCGTGAAGCAATGAATGATGTCGCAAATACTGTAGAATTCATTATAAAATCAAAATGAAAGATACAGATCCATATTTTACAAAATTAAAGGACAAATCAATATTTTTACATGACTATTGTTCGTCGATAATAAAAGAATTTGATACCTATCCACCAGAAAGATTTTTGTCTCTGCCTGAATTTATAGGATTTGAAATAGATAAAAGTTATTGCCTACAAGAACCTGTCATTAAAAAAATAAATGAAAAATTTGAAAT